ATCACTTCCTGACCGATACGGATGCGTGGTTCCTTCTTACCGACATTCCGAATGGGATGAAGCACTTCAATCGTGTGTCCCTGGAAACGAGCATGGACGGTGATTTCGATACCGGAAACGTTCGCTACAAGGCTCGCGAGCGGTACAGCTTTGGTGTCTCCGATCCCCTTGGGATCTGGGGTTCACCCGGAGCGTAGTATAAAGACGCAAAAAGCCAACTCCGTTTTTTGCGGTGAAATAGTGCCGCCGAGAGGTTCGCGTTAGTTAGATTGGCTCATTAAGTTGGGTGAGTCCTGACAGTGGGGTGACGCGGCCAGAGTACAATAGTATAGATGAAGGGCGGGTGCGATCAAGTTGTCAATTTACACGCAGTTGACGACAACCCAAGCGCTCATCGTTTGATCGTGCCCGCCCTGAATCTCGTTCTGGGATACATAGTCCCGGCGACTGGCCCAGCAGACGTTACAAAGACTTCGGGACGAATCCTTTTGTAAGAAGGTAAAGTTATGGCTAACACAACTTTTTCAGGACCAGTCAGATCCGAAGACGGATTTGACGTAGTATCGAAAAGCTCAACAACGGGCGCATTCACGACGGAATTCAGCTTAGACGGATCGGGGTTGCAGGTTACTCCCATTACGTTCAGTGATGCCGACACCACCCTGACTGCCACTGCTAATGCTGGCAGGGTCAATGTTGTTCCGGCGATCACCGGAAACCGGACACTCACCCTTCCGTCGCCTACGGCGGGGGTGTGGTTCAAGTTTATTTATGGTGGTGCGGCAGAAGAGGCGGAGAATCTGATCTTTGATACGGGTTCCGACACCAATTACTTCATTGGTGGTGTTATCCATTTGGATTCCAACGCAGATAATGTTTCCGTGTATGCCGATGGTAATTCAAACTCTATACTAACCTTGACGGATTTTGGTTTATTTGAAATCAATATTCTGGCGAAAGATTCAACAAATTGGATCATTTGGGGTCATCAGGAAGGTGCAGATGTACCTGCCTTTTCCGATCAGTAAGAGATGATTAGTTGAATTGAGATAAGGCCACTCATCTAGGATTGGCCCTCTCGCGAGGGTTGATTCCGGGACCGTCGTTCGCGTGTCTGCCAAGACTTTGCGCGGACGGCGGTGGGGTGGGTAGTCGTATCTCCTATTGCGAACGGGGCTAAGAGTCCTGTCCTCGCGGGGAGAATCAGAAGATGGCTGATGCAGTAACGTCTCAAACTATCCAAGACGGCGACCGCATCGCCGTTATGAAATTCACCAATATCTCCGATGGTAGTGGTGAAGCCGCAGTTACGAAGGTCGATGTATCCGCACTTCAAGCTGAATCCGGTACGGGAAGAGCCTGCGATGGCGTGACGATTCAGCAGATGTGGTACGACTGTTCCGGTATGACCGTAGATATTTTATGGGACGCCAGCACTGATGTTATCTGCTGGACGCTCAGTGGCTACGGATTCTACGATTTCCGCCAGGCTGGACCCCTTATAAATAATGCGTCTAGCCCAACCGGGGATGTAAATTTCACCACTACAGGCCACTCAAGCGGTGATCGTTATACCGTTATGATGGCAATGAGGAAGAGCTACTAATGGCTAAAAAAAGTACTGATAAGGAAAATACTTCCTTTCCCGAGTATAATGAGGTTGCAAAGAAAAAGGCGGCGATTGATCATAATTGGGGTTATTACAGCAAATTGGTCGCCAATTATCCCGATCATGAAGAAGAAGTGGCCCATACTAGTCATATTGCTTTGGAGTATCCCGACTGGAAGGCGTTTTAATTATGCCGTTCAAGAGCGAGAAACAGAGGAAGTGGATGCACGCCAACGAACCTGAGATGGCGGAAAGGTGGGAACGAGAAAAGGCGCATGGTGGACTCGTTAAAAAAGCGATTACTAACGAGTTTTCCAAACAAGGTTCTTTGCAGGATTTTGCGGAAATGAGAAGTGGTGGCTTGATCGGCAATGGATCTCTGACGCCTGGAAAGGTTGTCGAGTTTAAGAAGAAGCACAAAGAAAACTTTGGGGATAAGTGATGGCGACTTCTGGAACCTCTGCATTTAACCTCGAAATTTCAGAGGTGATCGAAGAGGCATTTGAGAGATGTGGCCTTCAGTCTAATACAGGCTACGATATTGAAACGGCTCGTAGATCTCTCAATCTCTTGAGCCTTGAGTGGGTGAATCGTGGCCTCAACTTCTGGACTGTCGAGCAGGGCACCAAAACTTTGACGGCAGGAACTTCTACGGTCACCATGGATTCGGATACCGTTGATTTGATTCAGTATTGGATTCGTGATGGATCTGGTACTACACAAAGCGATTTGCCGCTCTCGCGGTTTAGTGTATCCCAGTATTCCACGATCCCGAATAAACTCACCGAAGGGCGTCCCGTAAATTTGTACATCGACAAGCAACGTGATGCTCCGGTTGTTTATTTTTGGCCCACGCCTAGTAAAGCTTACACGTTTGTTTATCAGCAAATACGGCGTATTGAGGACACGGGTGCTGTGGGATCTACTGATCCAGATGTGCCCGCCCGTTTCCTCCCGGCATTGGTATCTGGCCTCGCCTATATGATATCGCAGAAGTATCCAGAAGCATTTGTGCGCTCCCCCGAACTTAAAGCTGAATACGAATTTCAGTGGCAATTGGCGGAACAGGAAGATCGTGATAGGGCTTCTGTCCACTTTGTGCCCGGAGGCTATTCCTGATGGCTAAGTATGCCAAAGGTAAGTATGCGTTTGGGTTTTGCGACCGCACGGGATTCAGGTATAAGCTCAAAGATCTTGTGCCTCAGATTAAGGCTGGTCGTATGACGGGTCTTATGGTAGGCAGGAATATGCTAGATCAAGATCAGCCGCAGAACTTTTTAGGCAGGCTTGGTGATTATGCTGACCCACAGGCAATTAGAAATCCACGCCCTGATTTATCACAAGATGCCAGCAGGGAGCTGTTCGCATTCGATCCCGTAGGAAATGGTAATGGGGGTGGATCGGGCAACATTGTGGCGCATGGACAAGTCGGGACCGTGACGGTGACCACATGACCTACGCTGAACTGACTGCGGCCATCAAGGATTATTGCGATAACACGGAAACGAATTTCGTGGCTGCGATCCCCACGTTTATTAAGCAGACTGAACAACGTATTTATCGTTCCGTCAATCTGCCCGTGAACCGCAAGAATGTCGCAGGCACCATCACTGATGGTAACCAATACCTGTCGATGCCCACGGACTTTTTGTTTCCACTGTCTTTGTCGATTACCAGTTCTAGTAACCAGATTTTTTTGCTGAACAAGGACGCGAACTTCATCAGGGCAACGTATCCTAATGCGTCCACCGAAGGGGTTCCGAAATATTATGGTGTTTTCGATGTTGACACATTCATAGTTGGCCCTACGCCTAACGCTGATTTTGTTACGGAGCTTCATTACTACTATCAGCCAGCCTCAATCGTTGACACGAGCCCTTCATGGTTGGGCACGAACGCCGATACGGTTCTACTCTATGGCTCTTTAGTGGAAGCATATACCTATATGAAAGGTGATGCGGACATGATGCAGTTGTATCAGCAGCGATATCAGGAAGCACTGGATCTTCTGAAGATGCAGGCAGAGGGACGCATGACTGTTGATGAGTACAGAGATGGCACAATCAGAGTGCCTGTTCACTGATGTTTACCGGAGAAGTGGGCAACGTCATGGTCACCACGACCAACAATACCACCCTTGGGCCGGATCATTGGGCAACACGGGCATCCGATCAGATTGTGTCCGTAGGCAAGGGCGCACATCCTCTGATAGCGGAGCAGGCGGCAGAGTTCAAGGAGTTCATTTACAAGGCCGTGAAGTACTATATGTACGAAGCAATCAATGAAGATCGTTCCAGGGTTGTTACTCTGTTGCGTTCAGCGGGCCACAACGATCTGGCTAACTCAGTGGAGAAGCTATAATGGCATTTTCAGGGAATTTTATGTGTACCTCCTTTAAAAAGGAATTGATGGAAGCAAAGCACAACTTCCTCAATTCAGGCGGTAACACCTTTAGGATGGCTTTATATGATGATGATTCTTCATTCACTGCCGCTACTACAGCGTATACTTCAACCGATGAAATAAGCGGCACGAATTATACTGCCAAGGGAGAATCACTTACACGGGTAGATCCTACGACGAGTGGTACGACCGCCTATACTGATTTTGCTGATGTTTCGTGGTCTACTGCTACGTTTTCGGCCATGGGTGCAATGATTTTTAATGATAGTGCGAGCGGTGATCCGTCTGTTGTTATTTTAGATTTTGGTGCATTGAAAACGGCCACTGCTGGTACGTTTACGGTTGCTTTTCCTGCGGCAGACGCGAGTAACGCGATTATTCGTATAGCGTAGCATGGCAAATGTAACAGGCTGGGGCCGATCTACTTGGGGTTCCGGTACTTGGGGTGAGCCAGTACCCGTTGAAGTAACGGGTGTAGCTGGAACGGGTAGCGTTGGAAGTGTTTCGGTAACAGCCGATGCCAATGTTACCGTAACAGGGGTTGCTGGTACTGGGGCAGTAGGATCGGTCACGGTAGCCGCAGATGCCAATGTTTCCGTCACTGGTCTAGCGGGAACAGCATCGGTAGGAAGCGTCACTGTAACGGGTACTGCAAATGTTACGGCGACGGGAATAGCCGGAACGGGTGCAGTTGGCTCTGTAACGGTGACAGGTGATGGAAGTGTTTCGGTAACAGGATTGGCCGGAACAGCCGCAGTTGGTTCGGTATCGGTGACGATTGACGTTTCGATAGCGGCTACCGGGGTCGCGGCGACAGGTGGTGTAGGTTCGGTAACGGTGACGGGAGATGGAAGTGTAACCGTCACCGGAGTTGCGGGAACGGGTGCGGTAGGAAGCGTTACGACGAGTGTCAGTCAGTATATCGACGTAACGGGTGTAGTAGGAACGACGGGAATAACTGGGGTCAACGTATGGAGCATAATAGATGATTCACAGACGCCGGATTGGGGAGTTATAGATGATTCACAAACACCGGGATGGTCGGAGGTGTCGGATTCACAGACACCGGGATGGGCTGCTGTAGATGACTCACAGACACCGGGGTGGTCAGAAGTATCCGATTCGCAGACGCCTGATTGGGAAGTTGTGCCTTCATAAGAAGCTAGGAATAAAAAATGGCAACATACGTCAATAATCTGAGATTGAAGGAAATTGCTACAGGTGCCGAATCTGGTACTTGGGGAACCTCTACGAATACGAATCTGGAACTTGTCGGTGAAGCTCTTGGCTATGGTACGGAAGCGTTGACGACAAACGCCGATACGCAGACGATAACCA